ACCCGGGGATATCGACGCCCGCCATTGCCAGCTCCATCGCCCGCTTCTCGAACTGGCCCAGGAGCTTCTTCGCGGGCTTCACGTTGTCGAGGATGGCACCGATCTGCGCGGGCTCTAACATCAGCGGGTTAGTGATCTTGACCAGTTCCACAGCCCGGGCGCTGACGGCGGGGCACGTCTCGAACGCCTTGCAGTAACGACACGCATCGTCGCTCGGCACGAGTGGAGCCCACGGCGCCGCCGACGCTTCGATCACGTCGCGGAGTATCTTCGCGATCTCCATCAACTCCGCGGCGGTGAACGTGTGAACGGACTGCTTGTCCTGCGCCGGGCACACAACGCCGACCTCGACCTCGGTCAACTGATACTTGAGCATCAGAGCAATGGCGTAGGCGGCGATCTGCGGATTCCGCTTGGCCTCAGTGGGCTCTAGGTGGCCGAACTTCCAGTCGCGGAGGATCCCCTTGCGAAAGGGCACGACCAGGGCGAAGTCGAGCGTGCCAACCTCGCAGAGCGGGTGCAGTGAGGTCATGTCCAACTCGTGTTCGACGAGCATTTCGACATCCGGCATGGACTTCATGAGGTTTCTGGCGATCCCCACGCATATTTCGACATGCGTCAGCTGGTCTTCCTTCGCGACGACCGTCTCGCCCCCGAGAATGGTTGCTACTAGAGCGTGCTTCTCGTCGCCGTCCGTGCTGTATTCGTTCGGCTGGTCGGGCAAGTCCTTCTCCAGTCGATACGATCCGGGGCACAGACCCCGGCGCTCAAGACTGGACGGTCCCATTGGGCTATGTCGCAACATGCACCTCCTTCCCGACTGTGCACATGGCTGTCTTGCCCGCGCAGTTAATCATCACTGCGTATGAACCTTCAGGTTTGGTGGTCTGTTCGTTGTAGTGACGAACTGTCGCGTGAGATTTGCAGGCATCGACGCGCGCGGAGCCGAAGGCCTTGACACTCGCAGAGCCGGAGGCATAGACGCGCGCAGAGTCGAAGGCCTTGACACTCGCAGAGCCGGAGGCATAGACGCTCGCAGAGCCGGATACATCGACGCTCGCAGAGCCAGAAGCATCGACGCTCGCAGAGCCGGAGGCATAGACGCGCGCAGAGCCGGAGGCCTTGACGCTCGCAGAGTCGGAGGCCTCGACGCGCGCAGAGCCGCAGGCCTTGACGCTCGCAGAGTCGAAGGCCTTGACACTCGCAGAGCCGGAGGCATAGACGCGCGCGGAGTCGAAGGCATCGACGCGCGCGGAGTCGAAGGCCTTGACACTCGCAGAGCCGGAGGCATAGACGCGCGCAGAGTCGAAGGCCTTGACGCGCGCGGAGTCGAAGGCCTCGACGTTCACGGAATCGAAGGCCTTGACACTCGCAGAGTCGGAGGCCTCGACGCGCGCAGAGCCGGAGGCCTCGACGCTCGCAGAGCCGGAGGCATAGACGCTCGCGTAACGGGATGCATAGACGCGCGCAGAGCCGGAGGCCTTGACGCGCGCAGAGCCGGAGGCCTTGACGCGCGCAGAGCCGGAAGCATCGACGCTCGCAAAGCCGGATGCCTCGACGCGCGCAGAGCCGGAGGCATAGACGCTCGCGTAACGGGATGCATAGACGCGCGCAGAGCCGGAAGCATCGACGCTCGCAGAGCCGCAGGCATAGACGCGGCCTTCGACAATTTTACGGTATCCGCTGAAGATGACGTACGCTGTCATCCACTCGGGGAGAGCGGCGCGGACACGCTTCTCGGCCTTTTCGGCATTCCACCACTCCGGGGTGATATTCTGATCGACACGGAATTGCCATGAGTCGAGTGGAGCGGCCCAGTTCGTGTTGGGCGGGGTGATCTTGACGCGGCAGATTTCGATCCTGTCGCCGAGCCCGGATTCTTTGAGGCCGAACTCCTTGATGATGCTCTCGTGCGAATTGGACTTCTTCGACCACAAGACGCGATCTTTTGTGACGATCATGCTTGCTGATTGACACATTACCTATTCTCCTTTCATCTCGGGGAACTTGATCTCGGCCGCTCCGAGCTTCGGGCCAATGATCGTCTTGCCGTCGAGATACGCCTGGCGGACCCGGCGCACGACCTCGATCATCTGCTCGGGCGTACCTGCATCTTTCAGCGACTTGCCCTTGCCGATCACGGGGGCTATGAACTTCTCGACCACAGCCATGATGTCGCTCGTACCCGTGGCCTCTCGCCATTCGTTCAGGATGTCGGCCACCTCGTCATAGGTGAGGGTCGGCGTCTCGACTGTCACGTTACCGTTGCCGTGGAACTTGACCGTATCGCCTGCCTTGACAGGAACCTCGGGCGCGGGGGCGACTGGCATCGGGCACGGTGCTGTCTCGACGCTGACAACCTTCGACTCGGGCGCATCCTCGGGGTCGGGTATCCGCGTGAAGGCCCGCTCCTGCGGGGCCTGCGCGGCGGGCTCGTAGTCGCGGACCTCCTCGGTCATGGCGAGGCCGCGAAGGGCGTCCGAGAACGCCGCGCGTCCCGCCCATGCCCGCGCCCGCATCTGAAGCATGCGCTTCGGGTACTTCGTCCAGGGCGACTTCGGGTCGCATTCCCACTTCCCGGCCCGCTTGGCGTCCGCGATGCTGAACTCAGCGCGGAAAGGCTCGTCGATCCCCCTGCGCTTGAACTCGCATACGGCGGTGTAGTCGTCCTCGGGGAACGTACCCTTGGTCGTCTCCTTGTGCCACTCGTAGGCGGGGCTGCGCTGAATCACGCCAAGGAATCCGTCTCCGTAGATCGTCACGCGCCCGTTGATAACGGCCAAGGTCTGCACGGCCTGGGCGGGCGGGAGTCCGATCTCGTGGGCGTGGGCTAGCGCCAGGAACAGGTTGCCCGGCTTGCCCTGGAAGTTGGCGTCCACAAACGTCACCTTGGAGAACTGATTTGCCATCTTGGTCAGCGCGTCGACTTCCGCCGGCTGCATCATGCGAGGCGCGGGGACACACGCCATCTGCGGATCACCCATCGTTTCCTTCCTTTCTGTCCTTCGCTGTGGCGAATAGCTTCTCTTCCTCCTTGCGCTCCTCAAGGATTGCGTGAGTGAGCGTCAGAGATGAGATGATCGCGACGGTAGCCTCGTCGCCCGTTGTTCCGGCAAGCACACTCGCAAGCCCTTGGCGCAGCCACGTGGTGCGAGGAAGGCGAGGGGGCAACGCCACGAGCTTGTCCAATGCGTCGCGATAGCGCTTGTCGCTGAAGGTCTTGAGCACCTGCTCCCTGTACTCGCGGACAATATCCAGGCGATGGTTCATGCCGACCTCCGCTCCGACGTACCTGTGATCGTGCTAGACGAGACCGCGCTTCTCGGCTTGCTTGTATTCGCGCGCGGTCATGAAAAGCGCCCACGGCTTGATGTCGAGCGCCGCCGCAATCCGTAGAATGACAAGGGACCGCTGGCCCTGCCGTCCAAGCTCAAGGCGCGATACGTGTTCCTGCTTGATGTTCAGCCTGCGAGCGAGCTGTTCCTGAGAGTAACCGCGAAGAAGGCGGAAATGCTTGATGCGTGATCCGACCAACTCCCGTGTCACCATGGTGCCTCCAATCGTCGGACGGGGCGCTAGCTTCGCGAGGGTGGCCCATTCCACCCCAGCGGCTGGTTGGCGCAGCAGCCCCGTCCGACATCGGAAGCCAGCGGCTACGTCAACGCGATATCGCCCAACAGAGCGTTCTGAATCTTGCCTAGTACGGTCCTCAACAGGCATTCCGGCACGGTCACGTACCGATAGAAGACGTCATTGCGCTTCTGGCTGTTCGTCTGCCCCATGAGGGTCTTCCCGACAATGCGGTCGTACCCGAGCCTGATTACGGTGGTGGCAAATGTGCGGCGGAACGAGTGATCGTCGATGTTCTCTACGTCCATGATTCCGGCCTTCGCCGCCCAATGCCGCATGCGCCTGAGAAGGTTACCGCGTCGCGTCCTGAGCGAACCCGAGGCCCCGTGATCGAAGATTCTCCCCCCCGGCGCGGGAGCGACCATCGCCCTCAGCATGGCAGCGATACGCTCGCAGAGGTGTACCTCTCTGTATGCGTTCGTTTTCGATTGCCATGCTTCAATGCGAAGTCGCTCCCGGCCAGGAGAAAGGTCCAACTGCCCGGGTGTCGCGTCGATAATCTCAGCCGTCCGGCATCCCGTGGTGAGGAGAGTCGCCCATATTCGGCGGTAGTTCATGGGCGAGACTTCCAGAAGTCGCCGCGCCTCGTCGGGCGCGAACGGCCTCTTTTCGTACTTCCCGTTGTCGTCGAGAAAATCGGCGTTCGTGATGGTGTGGCGCTCGACGACGCCACGCTTGACGGCGAACTTCCCAAGCTGCTTGAGCATCTTGACGGCCACATTCACGGTGCGAGCGGAAATGCCGCTTGCCCGCCGCTCGATCTTGTAGTCATCGAGCTTGTCGAGGGTTAGCTCGTCGAGGTATTCGACGCCCATCGCCTCGCACGCTCGGAGCGCATACAGCGTCTCGTCGAGCGTGGCCTTCCGTCTGCCCTTGGCGACTTTGGCCTTGTACCATCGCTGATACAAGTCTTGAATCGCCACCCGTTCCGTCGCCCGTGCTGCTACGTCTGTGCCGTTAGACATGTGCACCCCCCCTTCTCTCGCCACAATATCGACCCGTGGCTAACCCATGATAAGAGAAAGTCCCGCGCGCACGGATGTCGTAACACCGGGGGGCGTGGTGTCTGTAGACGCGCGCGGGACTTGCACGATGAACGCGGTATGTGCTTTTCAGGCAGGATGCCGCATGATCAGCGGCCATGCCGTTTCCTGGCATATTTGAGACATACTGCTTTGGGAGCAAGAGGTCGTAGGTTCGAATCCTATCGCCCCGACCAGCTTCTTTCGAAACGTCCTGCATATCAGGCATGCGCCACTTGGCGCGGGTAGGTAAAGGCCGTCCCGTTGGAGTGGAAAGAGTAGTGCCTGAAGGCATGTCGTCCTTCGCCGGGACGGCCACAATGTTGTCGCTAAGAGTCAGCACTTCTCTCCTCCACTCCGCCCGCACAATAACCTACCGCGCGGCATGATGTCAAGAAAAAAATGCCGAGAAATTCTAGACTATCTCAGGCGCGAGTATTCCGCGTCAGACATGAGACTGCCCTGGGGTCGGTAGATGTACTTCCCGACCGCCGCGTCGCCAACCTTCTGCGCCGCGAAGATGCGCTTCCACTTCGCGCGGGCCTCGCTTCGGCGACGCTCCGCGCGGCGGTCGAATGACGCGATATCCATTCCCGTGAGGTAGCTTATCATTCGCCACTTGCCGGGCTTCCTCGGGTCAGCCACGCGCCGCAGCGTCGAATAAAATCGCGTGAGGGCATTCTGTAGAATCCATGCGCGATCGGCGTCAATGGTGTAGTAGGTCTTCCCCGTCCTCTTGTCGCGCTTCTTGCGGATGCCCCACCGCGCGCGCATGTTCTCGGGGACCAGGGCGCCAAGGCTCCCGATATGCTGCGGGTAGTCCTTCTTCCCGATACCGCCAAGGAGCTTGATGCCGGGGTTGAGGCTGAACACGAATTGCTGCGCCCATTCTTTGAAGCCGCCGTCCGTGTCAAGAAGGTCCGCCACGTCCTCGATGGGAAGGCCGAGCCCCATGAGGAATTGCTCTTCGCCCGTCCGCTTGTCGGGGTCGAGCGCGATTGGCAGGCGCCCTCTGATCCACGGCGGCAACTCCGAGTTCGGCACGTTGCCCTGGCGAAGCCGAAGTTGATGCTTGAGGATCGCCGGGTGACGGAGTATCTGTGTCGCGGATACCTTCGTGATATTCCTGAGCCACGACCAGAAGGGGATTATCCGCTTCATGTAGGTACGCTCGAAGTCCGAGAGCGCGCCGTAATCGAAGAGAACCCGTTTGGTATCCATCGCCGCCTGGAATGGCGAGTAGCCCCGCTGAAGCCTGTCCACGAAATACCCAAGGCGCCGGGAATCCTCGAGGAACATTCCGATCTTCGACTGCGCGAAGACCTTTGTCTCGCCCCAGGTAATGCGGTGAGCAATCGCCATTCGGCGCACCTCGTCGGCGCTGAGCTCACCCAGGTGCTTCCCACACCAGACCTTGCCCCGACCCATCGCGACTCGCACCCCGTCGCGGACAACCGTCTTCGGATTGAATGCCCCGTTGTAGGACATGAGCATGAAGTCGGACATGTTGTTGCGAAAGTGATAGCTCAGCCATATGGGGATGTACTTCAGCTTGCCCGGCAGCCACGACTCGGGCACGGTGACGAAAGTCTTGAAGGCCTTTGTCATCTTGTCCCATGCCCGGACCACACGGTTCAGGCTCTCGGGCTGGAACATCCGGGTATAGGTTCGCCGCAACTCGCGGTGCAGCTCCGGGGCGATCCACAGCTCCTTGCGGACCGCGCCGGGGAATGCCTCCGGGCTAAGCCGCTTGAACGCAAAGCCTGATACCTGCGAGAGCGGCACCCACCCGTCCGCCGCCTTGTTCGCCACGCTCACGAGATCGGTGTTCTTCAACAGGTCTATGAGCTGCTGAGACTCAAAGGCGTGAACAACATGATTCGTCATTTTCTGGAAGCCGTCAACGAGGTTCATGTCATACATCTTGGAGAGCTGCGGAGTGGGCGTCTTGCCGCCGAACACCTTCCACTTGACCCAATCCATCCACCCGGTTGCAGCCTCGGCGTACTTCTTCATCTTGTGGCTCTTGGCGTCGGTCATGGCCTCGATTAGCCGCGTCTCGATCTCGTCGAACGCGAGCGAGCGCTTCAGTTTCTTCCCGCCGGCGTGGATGATGTCCGCCATCTGGCGTTCCATCTGGCCCTGAAACGCATCGTTCCAGACCTTGCCGCCAATGCCCGCGGCCCGGCGCGACACCTCGTGGACGGCCCTCTTGCCCTCAGCCGTGAGGTTGTGCATGACGTAGTTCGGCAGACTGTCAAGCGCCTGAGAGAGCTTGCCGATCTTGGCGTCCAACTTCGCAATGTACGCGGACTGACCGACGCGCGCCTTCATCGTCTGCGCGGCGTCTACATAGCCCATCAACTTGCGGTACAGCTCCGACCCCTTCGCCTGAAGCCGCTGCGCCTCCTTGATATCCCCGAACTTGCCCGACACTTCCGCCACGCCCAATGCGTGCTGCGCCTGTTTGCGGACCTCGACGAACTCCTTGACCGTCTTCTCGAACCCCTTACCGAGCCTCGGCAGGCTCGGCGCGAGCCTGCGCTCGATCTCCACGATCTCGCCGAGTCGCGCGTCCTGAAGCCCCGCCAAGGCCTTCTTGATCTTCCCGCCCATCTGCGGGCGCTCGATGCCTGTCTCGCGTGATGCGATCTCCCAAAAGGCCTCTTGGAAAGCGTGGTACTGGCGGGCAAGGTTCTGCGTCGCCGGGTCAACGGCGGCCCATGCCGCGCGATGCGCCCCCGGCCGCGCGTAATGCTCGGCCGCTCGCGCGACCTTCTCCATATCGTCGGGGGAGAGTTTACCGAAGACGCCCTGCATTTCGTCCTGAACCTTGAGCAACTTGACATGAACGTCTGCGGACCTCTCTCGGGCGATCTCCTGCATGCGGCGGATCGTCGGGTCGAGGGTCTTTGCAAAGAAGTCTGTCCCCATCTTGGCGCCCATGTACTGAAGGGCCTTGGAGATCGCACGACCCGGCTTTGCGGCGGCCGCCACGGCCCGTGGAGCGCCTAGGAGCGTTTTTTGGGCGAAGTGCCACCCCTGAGCACCCTTGGTCGGGTAATAGAGGCTTAGAAGGGCTCTCTGGCCGTGCTTCGCCTGTGTGGCCCAGGTAGCCCCCCGGAGCATCCGGCTATACTTTCGGGCCAGCTTTTCGACCTCCATCTTATTCGTCGCCCGCTTGGAGATCAGCTTCAGGGCCTTGGCCGCCCCCTTCGATCCGGCCTCGGCGGCTTCCCCGAGTCCGTACACGGTGCCCTTGGCGAGCCCCGCGCCTACAGCCGTCTTCGCCAGCGGTCCCACGACAAGGTTGCTCGGGTCGCCCGCCAACTCGAGCCCGAGTCCAATGGCCGATGCGAGACCGTAGGGATTCTCGCGCTCGAACTCGGGAGCCCACTTCGCCACGATGGAGCGCCCCGAATACATGTCGTCCCACGACTCGCCCCATGTCGGAACGGGGTCGGTCCGCGTCCCGAGCGCCGCACCCAATTCCGCCGAGCCCTTGTCAGCCAGCGTCCACAGCCCTTGCCGCATCATGTCGAGGCCGCGCAAGAGGTAGAGCGGCGACTTCAGAACGTGGCCAACTGCGGACCACAGAAGGTTAGACTCGTCATCGCCGTCGAACGCCGCATCTTGAAAATCTGACGAGGCGCCAAACATGTTGCGAAATATCATCGGCTTGTCGAAAACGCCCATCACTTCTCCCTTGACAGCCCGCCGTCATGCTGTGCGCGTTTTCGGCAAGGCCGCGACGCGCTGTTTTTGGTGATCGGCATTGTCCTGGGCGCCATCCTCACCATCAGACCCGCACTCTATCTATCCAGCCCAGAAGACAGCATTATCCTCAGGTACTCTTCTGCGTCCTTGTCGCCGGCTTTCGCGCGCGTGATGATCTTTCTGGTGAAGGTGGCCTGCTCCTGCGGCTTCTCATCTAGCTTCTTGAACTCTAGCTGCAACTCCATCACGGCCCCCGCGTTCGGCTTGTCCTCCGGCTCTTTCAGGCCGAACATCCTTCGCAAGACCTTTTGTGACTCGATGCCCGTTGCTTCGGCAACAGCATCAGCCTCCTGCTTCTTGAGCCCGATCTGTTCCATCATTTTATCCTGAGGCGTCACGGGGCGCTCCAGGATGTCCTTCACGGGTCCACGATAGCCCTGCGCCGTCACGTACTCGCGCAAGGCATCCCAGTCTGCCACGCCCCATTTCGCGCTGAGCGCATCCAGCCGCTTGGATGCCTTCGCGAACTCCTCGTCATCCATTCCGCGCCAGCCGCCCGAGAGGAAGCCCCCCGCGAACGCAATATCATCCCGGCGGGCGTCACGCTTCTGGGCAAGCGTCAGCGACTTCTTGCGAAGCGCGATATCCTCGGCCCACTCACCTTTCCGCCGCGCTATGTCCTCGGCCCGCTCGCCTTTCCGCCGTGCTATGTCCTCGGCCCGCTCGCCTTTCCGCCGTGCTATGTCCCCGGCGCGCTCGGTCTTCCGCGTCTCTTCTCTGGCTTTCGTGAAGCCAAACGTCTTCTCGAAGCGCCGCGTGCTTTCCGCGGCGTCCTCCTTGCGAAGCTGCATACCCTCTTCCTGGAGCCCGATGCGCTTTGCGTCCTGCCCTCGGGCGTAGTCACGTGCCTCGATGCGCTCGGCCCTGGCCTCGTCTGTTTCCGGCGGTTTCGCCAGTCCGAGGGCAACCATCAGCGCGTGCCCTCTGGGATCGCCGCGCTGGTAGCCAGGCATGGCACGCTTCACGAGCCCCAGATGTTCGGCAAAGCGCCGCTTCGCGTTCTGCTCGTCTACGTCCTGAAGCGCCGCGCGCTCGCGGATCGCCGCCAGCAAGTCGCCGTGATCGCCGAGCGGCTTCACCCGCTGCCCGGCCAACCAGCCTTGCATGAAGCTCATAATCTCACCTCCGCTTAGAGCGTATACATTCCGCTCGACAGAATATTCGCGAAGAGCCCGCTGAGATCGTTCTCGAACGCCTGCTGGCCCGTCGCCTGAGTCCTGAAGAATGGCGCCAACCGCTGCAAGAGGCCCTGCATGGCCTCCTGATTCAAGGCCGCGCGGTTCATGTGTGCACCGCTGACTGCGCTCATGCGGCCCTCGGATGTCTTCGCGAACATCCGCCCGAGAGCTTCAGGATCGACACTGCCGCCTGCGGATAGCGCCTTGGCGATTCCGGCCTTCTCTTTCTGTCCCTGCCCGAAGTCGTTTGCCTGAGGCTTGAGCGGAGACATGATCTCGTTTGCCACATTCCAGGCCCCGCCCGCATTGTTTGCCTGAAGCTGCTGCTGCCAGAACGGGTTGTTCTTCGCGAGCTGTCCATAGAGCGTCGTGCGAGGACCGCTGCCCTCCAGCACCGTGGGCACCCCTGAATAACTCTGACCGGGCTTGTACGCCATCGCGAAGCTCCTTCCCTATTTCGTCTTCACCATCGGTATCAGCGTCATGTACGGCGGTTCGTGATTCTGCTCGGAATGTTCGAGGTCGTTGCCCTCGTCGTCGGCGTGCTGTCGCCAGCCGCCTTCGCCCGCCCATCCCGTATTGCCCTCGACATCGTGCGTGTGATCGTTCGCGGCAACGTAGATTCCTTCGTCATAAACATCCTGAACATCCTCAGTTGTTGATGGCCCGTCCGTCGTGATATTGACAGCGTGCATGTGGTCGTCGTGATCCGCGAGAGCTGCGGCAACCGCAGCTGCCGTGTGCGAATCATGCTCGTGCGTCGCGGCCCCGCCCGTGTCCCCGCTGTCCCCCTTGCTCGCAACGCCCTTCGGGAACTTGCCAAGAAGGTTCGGCGTCTTGAAGCCGTTACGCGTTTTCCCGTCCGCAATACTCCAAATACCCTTCCTCTGGATCGCCTCCGCATCCGCCCAGGTGCCATAGAAGTAGGCAATGAACCCCTTGGGAAGTAGGCGGTATTTCGACATGGCGTCCGATGTCCCGGTAAGAAAGTCCTCCAACGCCACACGGATGCTTTCGTCGAGGTCACCCGCCACCGGGAGCGTGATCTGGATATTCCGCGCCGACCCGAACGTGCGGCGCATGTCCCGGCACTCGTCGTAGGTTCGGCGAACCCACGCCTTGAACGCTTCATCCTTATCGGGGTCCTCGAAGAACCCCTCGGGACTCCACGGACCCAAATGCCTGAGACCACCATCGGGCATCAGCTGCTTACCTCCTGAGGCTCCTGAGTCGCGTTAATCACCAGGCCACCGAAGACCCACTCGTCGCCTTCGGACTTGAACCGGAGTTGGCATCGCCGAGTTGGATGCGACATCTGAATGCCCTTCCGGTGTATCTCGTACTCGCCGCCTGAGGCGACGGTGATCGGATAGCCGCTGATCGGCGTCCACCCGTCACCCTCAAGCAAGTTGCACCAGCCCGAGATCACCGCGCCGGAAGTGGACGCCCATTCGGTGATGACGTGCATCCAATCATTCGGATGCTCTGGCTCTAGCTGGAATGCCGCCGTGTCGAACTGCGCGGTGAGTGCCCCGGCAATCCCCTGGCCAATCGCCTTGACCCGCCCGGCCGTCGTGCCGTAATAGGACACCGTTGCACCCTGAGCGTAGGCGACCGCCTGCCAGTCGCGGAACATCCACGCCCCCCGACCATCGCCGCGGTCAGTGTTGTACTCCATCGTCTTTGTGCCTGAGCCCTGATTGAATGAGAGCCAATAGTAACCGTCGCCGCATCCCCCGCATGCCGTCTCAAGCGTGGCCTGGGCGATGGCCGCCAGCGTAGGCTCGACGCTCCGACCAATCGGTGTCGGCTGCATTCCACCGAACTGGAAGACGCTGATGCGACCGCCCCGGCGCCCAAGCCAGTAGGCGGCATTGCCGTCCACCGCCACCGACCATCGAGATTCGCTGCCGAGATTTTTGGCGTAGGGAAGGAACTTCCATGCGTCCGGAAGGTCTGATTCGTCCCACAGCCGATTGAGCGAATTGCTGTAGAGGATGTAGAGGCTTTCGTGAAGCTCGAATATCCCCCGGCACTCGGGGGCTTTCGCCTCGTCTCGACCGACGTAGGTACTCCTCGGGGCGTAGTGAGGCTCCCATCGGCCCACCGTCGAGGTGTGATCGTCGTCGGGGTCCAGCCCGAATATGTAGACCCGAGAGCCCACCGCCGCGAAGATGCGGTCATTGTGAATCTCGAAATCCTCAATGCCGGACGGCGGCTTCACGTTGTCGGCCGGCGGGGAGAGCGTGGTGTCCAACTCCGAGTCAGCCAAGGTGTCAGTCCACTCCGACGCCGACGTGGCTATGGTCGTGAGGTAGTAGTGGGTCGCGCTCGACAGGGCCGACGCGGCCGTCTGTCCTTCGGTGCGGTAGACATCGAAGTGCGTTACCCACGACGGTACGTTGGCGAATCCACCAAACAGGAATGACGCATCGGTGCCGGTCACTGATCCAGTGATGGCACTCGACGGGTTGCCGTAATCTCCGTTGATATCCTTGTGACAGAACTTGTAGGAGTAACTTCCCGTGGTGTTGAGGTTCCCGCCTGACACGCTCGATATCGACGTGGGGGCCGTCGCCGCATCAAAACCCACGTCCCGGAACTCATCGGTCGCCGGATTATACATGCGGAACGGATCGGTGCCGTTGGCAAAGAAGTAATTGCCGAGCCATTGCCGAATGCGCGTCCTGGCCGCTGTCTGAACGCGCCATATCACATATGCGCCGCTGGTCCCCGCGCCCTTGTAGGATTCGCTGAGGACCAAGTGGGCGTTGTCGGTCACCGCCGATATCTCAGTCGCCGCGGATATTCCATCCGCCGTGAGATAGAACTTGTCCCCGCTCGCGACATTGGCCAAGAATCGCGCGTCACCGTCTGCGGTAACACCGGTCCCGACAATCGCCTGTATCGCACCGCTCGGATCGGCCTTGGATATCAGCTCTGCCGACTCACCCGTGACGGACCAGATACCCCCGTTGGTCGCTACGATCACATCTTCAGTGCCGTCCGAGCGCACACCGACGAATGACCCGTCTATCGCTGTGGCGCCGTTGAATGCGGCCCCGAGAAGGTCGTCATCCGCGTTCGGCGTCCGCACTTGGCCCTGACTCACCCGCACGTTGAGGGCGTCGGCCAGCGCGTGCGAGTCCAGCTTCCAGGCGGGGAATGCCGTCTGAACTCCGAGCATTTGCCCGTAGACGCGGATCGGAATGACGTCTTTAGCCAGCCCCACGGCTTGACTCCTCCCGCGCATCCGGCATCGACTTGTTCGACACGACGCCGACCTTCCTCTCGAAGCCCTGCCATACGAGCAAGGCCTCCTGATACTTGCCCACCATCATCAGGCCACGATGCTGCATGTAGTCTTCAATGGCCGGACCCCACGACTCATCAATGCCGAGATTCGCCAGCGTGTCCGTGTCACCCGACAGGGCCTCGCCCTTCTTCGCGCCCCATACCTTGATCGTGTCCGTCGTGATCGGAATCGGCGTGAGAATGAGCTGCCGCCCGTGCGGGCTCCAAAAGCGCGGCGTGGCCTGCGACGTGAGGGATTCGCCCGGCTGAAGCAAGTCCTTCACCTTGTCGTATGACACCTTCTCCAGCTCATTGCCGTTGAATGTGACCTTGGAGACGGCCCACGCGCCAAGGAAATTTGACGGGCACGTGTACTCGGCCTGGCCGCTGACAGCCGCGGCAGTCGCCTCGGCCCGAAGGCATCGCGTGCGCGTGCAGACTTCAAGGATTCCCTCGTCGGCCCATCGCTCAATGTCCGCGTCGGCGAATCGCCCGGCGGTTTTCTCGCGCAGAAGCCGCCGCACGTCGGCGACCAGAAGCGTTCGCGTCCATGACATGATCGACATATCAGACCTCCGCCCAGGCTGTCGAAATCGGGTCTAGCTCAGTCCATCCAACAGAATCCGGCGTCTTCGGGAAGTAATTGTCTCCGGCGACATTCTCCGTCCCTGACGCCCATGCACCGCGGTTCGGGCGACGTGGATGGAACGCCACGTCATTGATGCCCGTCTTCACGCCCGCCCCCGCCCCAGTGTGCAAGCAGGGAGACGCCGCCGCGAGACTGAAGTCGCCTGCTGCCGGATCGGCGAGAAGCGGGTCGTCGTCGATGGAGTTGCTATCAGGATTCACCGTGTTCCCGAGGAAGTCCCTGGGGATGTCCGCCGCCTGCCAGTTGGCGAGGCTGGTGTAATCCGTCCCGTCGTACGTCCCTATCGTTGTCACATCGTGGAAGCAGTTGAAATCGGAGTCCGCCGCCGCGCCCGCCTTCAGGCCGAAGACCTTGCCCCAGTTCTCGAAGATGCAGTTCCGCGCGTGAATCCGGCCCGTGTAGTCCGTTGCGTCGAAGGCCGTGGACGAGCCGTCGCCGTAGAGAGTGCAGTTGATGAGGTTGATCGAAACGTCAGAGCTACTACAGTAGATGCGGCCCGCGGAGACGAACCTGAGCCAGCAGGCTTCCAGCCGCGTCTCGTTGCCCCAGTGGGAAATTTGATACACGTCCTCAAACGTGCATTCGCGATACAATCCGCCGCCGGTATGCGCGTAGCCGTTCACGAAGCGACAGCCGATCATGTCGCCGTAGGCGTTCCGGAAAATCGCGTTGTAGCCGTTGGCCGAGCCGTAAGTGTCCTCGAAGATGCAGTCCTCGAAATTGAGCCGCGACGTGCGGTAGCCGTAGAAGGTGTACTTGTTGCTCTGGTCGTTCTTGAAGTGGAGGCCCTTATAGACGAACCAGGTATCATACGCGGAGTGCGCCCATGTGTTGCTCGCGCCGGAATTCTGGACGATGGGCGTGTCGCCGGAGTTGGCCTCGAACACGAGGCGGTAGTCCTCCCGCGTGGCGAACGTGGCGTCCGACAGCGAGATGTTCTCCGTGTAGGTTCCCGCATATATCCGCATGGTCTGCGTGGCGGTGAAGGCGACGCCGGTGCCCTGGTCGATCTCAAGCTGGTCGAGCTCGCCCTGAATCGTGCTCCAGGCGTCGTAGATATCGAGGTCGTCGGTGTCGGCCCACGAGGAGAGGTCGCCTTCGAGCGTGACGGAGCCGTCGATGTGACGGATGATGGCCCGCGTCTCAGAGCGCGTGGCGTTCGTGACGTAACCACCCTTGAAGGCGTCGGAAGTCCCCAGGCCCCCGGTCGTGAGGGCGACGACCTGTGATTCCGTCGTGGCTTCGGTTTTCTGGTAGGCGGTGGCGACGGAGCCTACTTCGCACTGCGCGCCCCACGCGTAGTGATAATTTGAGGTACTACCGGCAAACGAATATGAGCCATCTGCCTCCGCAATTCCAAAGCCGACCATCGTAGGCAGCGTGACGTTGGCCTGGTACGTTATCGAGCACCGATACCACCCGTCGCCCTCGTCAACAATGGCGCTCGTGGGCGACAGTGTGCCGCCCGTTTGCCCCTTAACCCCGTTCTCCAGATCGAAATACGCAACAGCCGCTCCGGGACTGCCCCCGCCAAACACATGCGCCCAATCCCGACCTGTCCCTTTCTTGAGATAGACTGAAACCGTGTATGTGGTCCCGTTCACATGAGCCACGGATTGATGGGCCGCGTGCCCGCCCTCCGTCGCATCCTCTGTGAATTTGTCGGCGGTTTGCGCGCCATCGGGCGCGACGCTTTGATCGGCCGTCACGTTGGTGTTTAGGTGAATCCACGGAACCCCGCTACCATCAACGTCAATTTCCTCACTCCGTAAACACAGATTCTCCACGACCGCGCCCGACTGCGTGTCGTCGTTGTGCGTCGGCGTTTCCTTGGCCGCGTAGAGTCCGGTGCCCGTGTGCGTCTCCGCGGCTGGGAGAAAGTCGCGAACCGTTTCGATTAACGTCGCGAACTGCCTGCCGTCCAAGTCGAATTCGTCTTCCGAATATGCCTCGACCTCTTCTGGATGCGCGAACTGCTTACGAAGGACAAGCGCGATGACGCCATGGCGGTCCTCGAAGGTGACGTTGGCGAGCTTGCCCCCAACGATCTTCGCGCCCTTGCAACTCACCGCGCGAGCCTGTGCGGGCGTCAAGTCCAGCACGACGACGGGCCGGTCCTTGTCGGACATCTGCTTGAGCGAGGGAAGCGGCTTGCGCTTGCGCCGCGTGGCCGCCACGGGACGAATTGATATCACCCGCCCGGCGTAGCTGCCGGGGTAGCGCTCTGCCACGGCGAGCGCGCGAGTCTTCCGGCGGAAGCGGGCCTCGCGCTCCTCCTTCTTCTCGCCCACAAGCCAGGGCGCGGTTCGGTGGTAGAGGACTTCGTAGAACATCAGGCTATTCCTTCGCCTTCGCCTTCGGGTACGTCCCCTGGTGCTTCTCCAGGCGCTCAATGCCCGCCTTGATGTATTCGATGTGCGTCTCGACCTTGGCGACCTCAACCTTGAGATCGACGATGTCCAGGCGGTTGGTGCCGATGGCGGCGGCAGCCGTCACGACACCGAAGCCAACGACCCACAGGAGCCACTTGCCGTTGTCAAAAGCCCTCTTCGCGCTCACGTTGCTTGTTCCTTCCGGGCATTGTCGATCTTCTCGTGCGCTTCGCGCGCGGCTCGGGAAAGTAGTATCTTCCGGCGCTCCTGCTTCGGGCGCGCCTGGATGGCGTCGTCGTATTGTCTGACAATGAGGTCGGACTTGCGCTTCTTCCACCAGGCCAGCAAGGCGAGAAGAAGCGCGCCGCCCGCGGGGGCGCCGTCGGCCACGTCACCCAGGCCGAAGCGCCGTGCCGCGAAGTTGCGGAGGCGCTCGCGGAGGACGTTTTCGGCATCCACCGCCGCCTCGTAGCGCTCGGTGAAGTCCTTGACGGCGCCGAGGTTGTCCGGCGAAGGGACGGCATCCTGGGGCTGGCCGGTCCGCTTGAGGTTGACGCGCGCGAGGTCCGACCCCTGCGCGGCGACGTTGTAGATCGTGGACAGGCGCTCCGCCTCGGCGGGCGTGGCCGGCGGGCGCTCGATGCGTTGCGTGTCGATCATCTCGCGGATAAGGTTGAACTGGCGCTGCTGGAGCTTGCACGACGGAGCCATAGATACACACCCGCCGGCGCATACAGCCAGGATCACCCATGCTCTGACCATGCCTAGCTCCATCTTCGATGCCGAATGTCCTGTAGGGCCGTCGTCTGCTGCGGCTCGGGTCCGCCCGTCATCTTGGCTTCGAGCGTCTGAAGTCCTCGATTGCTGAGTCGCACAGCGCGCGCGGCGTACCGCTCCCGCTCCTCGGCCGGAAGGCCTTCAATCACATCCGCCGCGGCCATGTCCGCAATCGCGTAAGCGTACTTGTTATCGCCTTCAATCATATCCGTGTCGTTCACGGGCTCCTGCGGATTGCAGAAGTAACGAATCTTGAGGGCGCACTGATCCTTCTGGGGGTGTACGAGTTCAAGCTGATAGGCGCCCGCCGGGTCCAGCTCGTAACTCTTGCTCGACCCCTCGTTCACCCCGCCGTAGGCCCGATCAAGCTCGATCTCCGAATCCGACGTGCGCGAGGCGACCTTGTAGAGCGCCGTCTCGTTGCCGAACTTGATATGCCGCCCGACGATCCACTCGGGCCACGTCCCGGTTGCAAGTGTGACCGTCGCGTCTCCCTTGGCGATGGTGACGGTCCCAGTGCTGTAGCGCGCCGACGTGGACGGCTCCGCGTGCATGGCAAGCCTGGCGGTGCCAAACAGGAGCGGTTTCGGCCACACCGCGCGGGGCTCAGGGAACGTGACATGCCCGATCTGGACCGTCCCGGCCTCAAGGACCGCCGAAATCATCATGGAGTAGTCCGCCGGAAGCAGGCCGTAGGGGTCATACATGGAGTATTGCGCTGCCGTCACCGTGTCGCCCTCATACGGGCGGTCGATCACGACGTTGTTGCCGTCCGTCCTCGTGACGATGGTGTATATCTCTTCCTGTGCCCCGGTCCCGCCGATGCGCCAGCCGACGCAATCGGTGGGGAACATGCCCCCGGTCAGCACAACGTCGCGGCTGCCCTGAGTGATCGCAAGCGTCCCGGTGTCGTATCCGCCGCCGAAGCGCGCGACACCCTCGCGCCTGAGGAACGCCCAGCCCTTCTTGTTGTACTCCGCCGCGAAAAGCTGCCGGATGCGAAACGCCGCCTTGGCGCTAAGCTCCAGCGAGGCATCCCTCACGACGGGCACTTGATTCAGAATGTGGTGCAGGACATCCCCGTACCTCAGCATCCCGCATCCTCCTTGTTCGCTCCTGAGCCATGTCTCCAAGCTCGTCACGGACGATATCGAAGACCTGCGCCCATATCTTCGCATTCTTCTTCATGTTGAAATCGGCCAGCACGCGGGCTCGGGCGGCTTCGCCGATCTCCGCGCGAAGCCTCGGATTCTCGATCAGGTGCGCGAGGCTCGCCTTCCACTCGTGAATATCGCCACAGAGAATTCCGTCCTCGTAGGACTTCACGCACTTGTAGGGCGTCGTGTCCGAACAGATAACAGCCTGCCCCTTGATCGCCGCTTCCATCCACTTCAAGTTGCTCTTGCCGCTGTTGAACTTCGCCCGCTTGAGCGGCACAAGCGCGATATCGAAGTTGAGGGCCGTGTAGTAGTCGTGCCACTGATCCGCCGGGGACCAGCCCGAGTGAATCACGCACCGGCCCGGGTACTTCACCGCAAGATCAAGAAGCGGTTTGTGCGGAAGGTTGACCCACACAAATTTCGTTTGCGGGTACTTCTCAAGCATCCACTCAATCACGGGGACAATCATGTCGAGGTCCTCGGAGTGAGACGAGCCCCCGGCCCACCCGACCCTGATCTCCTCATGCTCCGGTGGCGTGGACGGCGCATCCCACAAGTCCGGGTCGAGACTGTTCGGGCAGATGTAGATGTGCGTATTCTTCCCGTGCTTCTTGCGGCGAATCTTGTCATAGAGTCGCGCGAGCGGCTTTGTCGAGACGGTCAGCGCGTCGGCATGCTCGATCCCTCGCCGGCAGACCTGACGCGTGTCTTCGTCTTTCAGTGCCACTTCGAAAAGCTGTCCATCCTTGCTCCTCCAGACCATGTTCTTCTTGCTGGCCTGCTCGACGCTTTCGATCTCCTTCACGTCCATCAGCTCGTCCTCGCGCTTGCGGCGGTAGCGATCATGGACGGGGTTCGAGGCCCGGACGCTGAACACATCATCGTCCAAGTCCATGATCCACGGCTTGCCCGCGCCCCAGGAGATCGTTTTGAACAGAGACCCCGTCATCATGTCCACGTAGCGATTCGTCCACAGTACCTCGGCCCACGGCACGAGCTTGTCGTAGGCCTCGATTGCCCGCTTGCGCTCGTTCCGCACACGCGGCTGGGTGCTGTCCGTTGAGACGACGGCCGGAGGCAGGAACTTCTCGTTGATGCTCAAGACCTCCCCGCGCCCTGAGCGATTCACCCCGGCCGCCGGGGACCGGATGCGATACCACGCCACGCCGGAATCGTCGCAAGCGAAGGCAATCACTTTTGCCACAGCGGAATCCCCTTCTTGTCGAAGTCCGGCACGTCGATCAGTTCCTTGCCGTAGACACTCTCGCCCCACTTCCCCGCCTGGTAGGCGTCCGTCGCTACGTCGCCCGCGTACTTGATCTTGGTCGCCCCGAACGGGAAGTTACCGTGCATCGTCGCCCACATGAAATGCGGGCAGGCGCGGACCAATAGCACCTTCCGCGTGTATTCCGGTTCATACCTCGGACCGTCCGCCGTTCCGCGTCGCCGCCAGAACCGCGCGGCGATCACGTCATGGTCGCCCAAGTCAAGATCAGCGTCGATGATCTCCTCGGTCGGATAGAGCATCAGCACCGCATCAGCGTTCAGGTCTTCCCTGGCCGCGGTGAAGAGTGAATGGACAATCATCCCCTCTTCGTCCGAGAAGGGGCGCTCGTCGAAAAGGCGGAAATCCTCAAGGATCGTCGCGCCTAGTCGCTTGGACTCCCTGACCATCGGCTCAGG